ATAGAGATTCCTTCAACCCCGCCAACAGCACCTCTTATATAGTTTTGAATACCACTAACATCAATATCTTGATATAGCTGCACTCTTTTGCTGCCGTCCTGATCGTAATTGGTGATGGGTGTTCTAGTGAAATAGTTTAGATTTCCAAGCAAACTTCTTGCTGTTGCTCCACGATTTGCAGCTTCCTGTTGTGTCGATACCTCATCAACATCACTCAGTTGATTTAACTCTCTATCTAAATCTGCCTGATTAAAGTGATCTGGATAAACATACTCTCGTACCTTTGAGTCTTTTGCTGGATTGCCAGTTATAACCGTGTTGTTGCTATTGTTTACATACGTCCTGGTTGTTATCTCACCACCTTTGGTTGATACTTCGGTCCAGGACTGTAGCTGTTGAGCTCCGTTGCTGTTTTGGACTAAGTTTTCATATAGGCCTGCTACGCTTGTTGGCTCTTGTACAGTAAGTGTGAGCGCATCACTAATAGTCGTGCCAACATCATTTGTTACCTCGCACGTATATGTTCCGCTGTCAAGTACTTTTGCTTCAGTGATATTTATTTTATTACGATCAACTGTTACTCTACTTGTATTTTGTAGAACCACTCCATCTCTTTTCCAAACATATTTCAGCTCATCCTCTCCAATCTTTGTTGTGACTTGGCCGTTGACTATATCAATCTTGCTGTAGGCTTCGATCTGCAGTTGTAGGTCTTGGTTTACAATGGTTGTTATTGTATTATTCTCATCAACAAAGATGCCATATGTGTTTGGCTTTTTTTCGGCAATGGGCCTGAAGTAAGACCCAATCTCTCGCAATATTACAGGAGGCTCTGCTGGTAACCCTGGATATAGTGTGTATACAGTTAAGTCCTCATTGAGTGAGGACGTTTGAGGTAGATTGATACGAACCCTTCCATTGAACATTACCTAGTAATCTTAAAGATAAAATCACGCTTCTTGTCAATATACAAAGTTCCAGTCGAATCGACAACTTTAAATACAAATCTGTAATATACCTCAGGTTGTAGACCATCCATCCACAAATCTATGTAGTTACCTTCGCTATCGCAGCTAATCTTAGTGTAATTTTCGTCAATTGGAATTACATAATCCTCCTTGTCTAGATATTTTACACCATAATAACTACTTGTTGGTAGATGATTGTTGGCGGTAACATATGATGATTGGGTTACAAAAGCTCTGGTCGGGTATTGAGCTCTTGCTCCAATTCTAAACCGAACTCTGCTGTCCTTAACGTATTCGCTTTGGTTGTTTTTAATGTAAACTGTGCTTGAGTAAATATCACTTAATGGTGATAGCGAACCAGTCGCTATGCTGCTATCATCCCAAGCAACCTGCAATTTTGGTGAGTAAATAGTATTTGTATCTCTAGAAAAAAACTTTAGACTCAAAAAGGTGTTAGTACTAGATTCATCGCTATTTGACTTTTTTACTATAAAACCGTTGTTTGGTACTGATGAGCTTAACCATGCTCTTACGATACCCGTTACATCCATCCGCACATCCGTTGTTTGATATTCGAATGATTGTGTTGCTTCGTATGCTGTGTACCATGTACCTCCTCCGGAATTTGATGCAAAAGATCCTGTGCTTCCTGCTGCAAAAGATCCAGTCAGCCAGGCTGAGCCAGTGTTAATTGAGTTGAGTCTATACTTCCAAGAAACACCATCGGTTGTTGGTGGTATGTTGCTATAACGCCCTGTTCCCATATTCCAGCTCTGCGATACTGCGTAGGCATATAGCGTATAGTTGACGGGAATCTCATCTGCTTCTGTAGTGTATAAATTCAGGTAGAACTTTGGATTACTTATGGTGCCTGCAGAAACACTTTGCGATATTGTTGTTAGATCAAATTTCAGCAATGCTCTGCTATTGTAAGGCTGTTCTGCGCTGTCGAATGTTTTGCTTATATCCAATACAGCATCCAATCCTGTATTAATAGTGGATGGATTAGTTAGACCTGGAATTGTTGATTCGCTGGCTTCGTATATCGTTGCGTCTGATAGAGGATAAATGCCGTATATCATAATTAGAATGTTGTTATTGCTCCTTTAATATCTGTGTTCGGAAACCTTACTTCAAAGATACTCGGATCTAGGCTTGGATATATAATGCCGTTTTGAGTTGCATTGTTTATATCATATGCGTTTGGTGAATACCCTTGAGCGCTATCGTTAAGATTGTAAATCACAACATTGCTTACATTTTGTACACCTGGTACTTGTAGTAGTATGTTGTAAATATCTGTGTAGTATATTGGTTGATTTATTTGCCACTTATCAATATTGAAATAATCCTTCATGGCCTGTACAGCGGTTAGTATAACCTCATTCGGATTGCTCTGCGGTGTTGCTACTACGGAGAAATTAACGCCGATATTAACGTAGTATCCGTCTTTGATGTTAATTGCATCAGTTAGCATCTTATACTGTGACAGATACGTTCTTAGGTTGTTTTTCACTGCGGTATTCAGCTCTGTAAGCTGCTTTTGTGAATTGTACCCTAGAACATAGAGGTTTAACGCTAATGGATTTTTGATATAATCGTTTCCTACTACTGTTTCGAAGTTAGCTTGCTCATCAGCTGCTATATATACCTTAGCAACACTTCCATATGTGGATGGCAACGATAGTGCTCTTATAATATAATCCTCTCTAGTTACCGCTCTATTTTGTGATGTTAAAGTTGCTAATGCATTTTGTCGTATCTCCTCAATTCCTTCCTGAGATCTTCCGCCTCCGGCTGGAGTTGGGTTGATTACTGCAAGACTATTGATAACTTGTGTATTCAGTGTACCGGTTGAAGTTGGCAATGCTGATGTATCCACATTTACTCCTACAATTGAATTCAGGGTATTTGCTGCTACGTTGCTTGCTACACCACCTCCCACTAGGTATGTAATTGTTAGTGTTGTATTTGATGGAGCTTCTCCGTATGTCTGTGTAAATACGGGATTAGTAGGATCATAACTAACATCATTGTTGATTATGCCTGTAGGTAAATTTAATCCGAGATTCTCCTGCAATGGAAGTAGCTCTTCGTCTGGTGTTGTGGATGTTCCGGAACCAAACTGTATTTCCAAAGCCGTTGGCGTTACTCTGGTGATAAACCGTCTTGGTACTTTTTTTAGTTTTAACAAATAAGGTGTTTCATCACTATATACCGCAGAATCTGGATCGTTGTATGCTGTATTTGTTACCTTTTCGAAAATAGTTTCTTGAGCTAAATAATCCACCTCTGACCATGTGTTTCCATCGGCATCTACAATGCTCTGTATCCCTATTAAGTTGCTGTCTGGATTTGGTATTTGTACTTTAAAAAATTTAGTAGCAGGACCGACTGTGACTGTTGTTGTTTCGGTTACTGCTGAGACACCTTGTACACGCTTTTTTGCTAGATAGTATTCTGGCTGTCCTGTTACTTGGTCAATCTGATAGACGCTTATGGTTGTTGGACTGTCGTAAGTATCTTGTGAGAAATCAAACCCATTGCTAACAATAAAGTTCACACCATCTCCACCAACCACTTCCATATTGGGATCCACCTTGAGTGCGTATCTCATATCTGGAGCCGTATTCACACCACTACCACTTGCTGGTATTAATTGGTATACATCTAGATCAACAACTGCTGGAATTGACAGCTTTGGTCTATACCCCATAGCAGCTGCAATGGATAGTACGTTTTTCCTTTCAGATGCGTTCAGTAGCAAACTCTCTTTTAGCTGAGAGTCTATGTAATAGTTAAGTACATCACCAACATAGGCAGCCATCTCTATGAACATCATTCCTGGTGATGCTTCGTTGAAGTCTGTGTAGCTGTTTGGATAGTAAACTTTGGCAAACTCGATAAGACTCTGCTTTAAGTCTGTGAAGTTTCTTCCGTAATATTTTATGTCTGTTAGTGTTGGTGTTGCCATCTTATGGTGTTATTTGAAGCTCAATCGATTCTGTCTCAATGCTATTGTTTTGTAGGCTGAAACTTAAACTTATGCCAAGTGTGTTCGGCTTTCCATCAACTCGATATGTACGAAGATCCTGGATTGTTATGTAGGGTAGCCATGTTACTATTGCTGATTCAATTGTCGCTTCGATGTTACCCAACAGCAAATCTGTTAGTGGTTCCATTACAACCTTACCTAGATCACAGCCGAAGTTTGGCTGCATAACCCTTTCGCCTTTGTTAGTTAGCAATAGGTTTATGACGTTAGCTCTTGCTTGGCGTATAGACGTGTAATTTACAGCAAAGTTAGCACCTCTGCTAGTATTCATAGGCAGATCTAACCCTAAAGGAACATTTTGTTCGCTTGTTAAATCGGTTATTGTAAAAGTCTGCCTAGCCATTATTGTCCGTTACTTTTTTTGTATGACTCTTTCAGCACCGCTGAGTAATCCTTCACAAACATGTTTGTATCATCAGCTGCATCAAGATCCTCATAGTTTTCTCTACTCATTTGTGCTTTTGTTGCTCCTAAGATGCCGTCAATTGATGTCATATCGTAGTCATCGTAAACCGGCTCATCATATCTGATGTCGAAGTTGATTTGAGGTTTCTGCATTGGTACAACTGCTTCATTTACAAATCTCTGCCCCATTTGTTGCTCTTTCAGTATTTCAGTAACCTGGGCCTTTACTTGTTTTTTTACCTCTTCCTTGATCATTTTTTTGATCTGAAGAGCTAGTGCTTCTGTTTTAGACATAGCTATTCTGTTTTAATATAAATATGCAGGTTTTTAATTATAACCTGCCCATGGTACAATTTGTGGTGCAGCTGGAGGTGGTAATTGTAGAACATATGTACCGCTTATCGTCTGTAGGTGCTGCTGAAATATTCTTGCAATCTCTGCAACGTAATTTGCAATACCCTCTTCGGCTGGGATGTTCGCTGGTGGGGTTGGTAGTATTCCTGGACTAGTTACAATCACCGGACCTATAACACCTACACCTTGCCAAGTTGCTCCTGTCCAAAAAGCAAGAAGAGATTGGTATAAAGCAAATGTTAAAAACTTACCTTCGGCATCCAGTCTTTTACTTACTCGTGCTTTTACCTTGTCTTCGAACTGCTTTTTTATTTTCGCTTCTTTAGGTTTTACTATTTCTTCAAGCGGTTTCACCAACTTAGTAGCTACAAAGTTTTCTATCTCCTGTCTAACCTTAGTATAATACTTTTGTAATAGTTCAAAGAGCTTTACAATAAGGCTGCCTTGCAGATCTTCGTCATTTGCCCCCAACACCTCTTTTGCTAATACTCGAGCAGGCTTATAGAACGTCTGCTCTAGATTGTATAGGTAATTTTGTACGGGAGTTAGCGTAAACTGCTCTAGTCTAAGATCTAGTACGAAATTTACTAGCCGTAGTGGATCAGCTCCGCTCTGTATTATTTCGATAAAGTTGATGATAGCTTGCCTAACACTATTTACTGCCTGGTTATTTGCAACCGACAGTCGAAGCTGATTTAGTATGTCGGCAGCGTTTTGCTGCGTTAGTTCTTCCATCAGCTTGCTTATTAACAATGCCGTATCGAGTTTCTTCCAGCTCCTACCTATAGCCTCTACTATTGCATCGTTGGGTCGTTCATCTAGTATGCGAATGCTAACTTCCGAGTAGTTTCTAAACAAACTCCTTAGCTGCGATTCGTTGCTTCTAAATGTTATGTTACCCTGCGCTAAATTGTTGGCTATGTTTACGCCATTGCTGATAGCACTACCAGCATACAATGCAGCCTCCGCTAGCACGAGTATATCCCTCTTCTGCTGAATCTCATCATCC